TAAATATGTTAAAAGAGAAAGGATTTAATACAAAGCAAATTGCAGAGTGTATTGATAGAGATGTAACGCAAGTTTCGATTAAAATAAAACGATTAGGTAAAATGAATAAAACTTATAACGACCCACATAGAGCAGAGAAATATGCCACAAATGCAAGGTTTATAATTGATGCAAACATTGATAGCGTTTTAGATGTTTTTTCTGGAAGCAAAAGTGCTTATGAAACTTATGGGTTAAAAAAATTGGTAACTAATGATGCAGAAGTTTCATTTAGTACTGATTATAATTATGATGCCTTAACTTTTTGTTGTATGCAGTATGCAGGAGGAAACAAATACGACCTTGTAGATTTAGACCCTTTTGGAAGTGCTTATGATTGCTTTGATTTAGCTATTAAAATGGCAAAGAAAGGATTAGTAATTACACTCGGAGAACTTGGACACAAAAGATTTAAAAGGCTTGATTTTGTTCGTAGGTATTACGGAATTGAAACGCTTGAAGATTTTACAACTGATAATTTAGTAAAGCATATTATCAAGATTGGAGAAAGAAACAAAAAAACGCTGATACCAATTTATGTAAAGGATTGGAGAAATATAGCAAGAGTGTATTTTAAAATTGAACAACTAAAAATAACAGAACAATGGGATGTCAAATTGAAAACGGATGTTCTTTAAAATATCGCCTAACTAATGGCTACAACTGATAAACTAAGACCTATACGTCTATTTGGCAAGATATGTCTAATTTTAATTGCACATTAAAAACTAATTCATACATTTGCCTTTCATAATGTTTGATGTTTGATAGATTAGAAAAGCCACTATTTATTTAGCGGCTTTTTTATTTCATCTTCAATCGGTGGAATCCCTTTCCATTTGTTGAACGGCTTTTCAACTCGGATCCAATCTTTACCTTTTTTTATCCATTCGTATTGTGGAATCAAATCATCGGAAATTTAATAGTTCCTTTGTAATATCTGTAAGCTAAATAACAAATTAAAATTATAAGTAGCCATAACCAATAAAACTGCAAAATAAAAGTACTCCAGTTAAACTGCTCCTTGTAAACTATCTTTGTGCTTTCAACTTTATTAACTTCAATCTCGTTTGTAACTGAATCAACTACGATTTTAGCCACTATCTTTTCGCTTACTACAATAGTATTGTCTTTTCGTTTTTTCGTGCTTAAACGAGCGTTTTTGTATTTAGTTACTTTGCCCTCATTATTGGTTATTTCGATTGGCTGGGTTGTATCTACTGCTTCAATTACGATTTCATCCGTTTCAACATCATAAACGAGTACTTTTTTATCAATAGAAGTGCTATCGGTTTTCACTACTGCAATAGTTGTAGCAATACTATCTGTTTTCTTTTCCTCTTTATTAATTGTTTTTGCTCCGCAGGAAACAATAAGAAATGCAAGTAGTAAATATTTCATTTTAATTTTGTTTTAATTATTTTACGATATACTTCGTTTACGTTTTCTCGGTTTTGTCCTCTATTGTAATAAAACTGCATTACTCTTTTGATCCGTTGATAAGGTGTTTGGCTCATTAGAATAAATGTGTTAAACGGCTTGTTTGACCGTAATTAAAATCGTGTATAAATCCTTCAACTGCCTTTGGCGAGTGCTGGTATCCATTTCTGTGATGCCAACTATCTGTGCCACTAGGAGAACGTAAAGCCTCAACACATACACTCATATAATCTTTACTAATCTTATGATGGAAATGATGAATATAAAAATACCTATGGCTACAATCTTGCCAGTCTTTACTTTCGTGCGCCATTAGTAAAGCCAAATCAGTTTCTTTTGCGCCATCTCCGTGAGTTGTACCTATAATGTTATTACCATACCTGTAATATTTTCTATGTGAAATACTACAATCAAAGGTAACGTTTTTACAATCTTTAAAATGCGTTTGTATTATTTGCGCTAAAAAGAATCCATTTGTATAATCGTGATTGCTAGGATTAAATACTACGTGAACATCCGCTACTTGCATCATCATTTCAATAATATCTACATAAAGCTGTTTGGCAATCATAAAATTTTCAAACCACATACCGTCTGTATCTTGTGGTGTTCCGCTTGTTGTTGTTCTCTTTGCGTTATCTATGTGCAAAATATCGTTTCCTATAACAAATAATATCCTATCGACGCTATCTGTTGGTAGTTCGGCTAATAGTCCATTACAACCCTCTAAAACACGTCTAACTGCTATTTGATTGTTATAATCTTCTCCGCTTTCAAAAGCGTTACAAAGTTTTCCAATATGAATATCAGCAGGAGAAAACACAAATAGTCTTTTTTGTTGATTTTTAGACCTTTCAATCTTTGGGTATTTTGGAGTGTAGTCTTTTAAGCTATCAATTAACTTTGTTCGTAGTTCATCTAACTCTTTTTTGTCTTGCTCAACGTAGTTAGGATTTTTTACAAACACACTAGCATCTTTATCCTTTACCCAAAGATGCTTAATAGTTGTATAGTCTATATCTAATTTATTGGAAGCGTTATAAACTCCCTCGTAATTGTCGCAAATTCTTTTTAAATTCCTTTCTAAATATTTGCTGAAAGTTTTTTTATCTGCATCGCATAAATCGTCATTTATGCGTCTTATGATTTCAATTTTTTTAAGATTTCTATTTGAATCATTTACTATTTCTAGTACTTTATTATCGTAAACACTCCATTTTGATTGCATAATTTTGTTGTTTAGTTTCAACAAATGTACCCTTTTATCTATGCAAAATACAATTTAGCTTCAATAGCACGTCTTTTAGTAAGTCCGTTTAATATTTTGCCACCCGCTTTATTCCAAATCATAAAGGAGTTTGTAATTGTCGGATCGCTAGGATTAGCATTTACTTTTTTCAATAATGAACTTTTAGCAAGTCCAGCAAGTCCGATATTATAAGCTAGAGATACAATAGCGTTAAACTGGTTTTGATTGATATTTGCTTTAATCATTTTATCTACATCAGCAGCAAACCTATCAGCGATAGTTCTGAACATCCACGAGGCAGTCGCTAAACTAATTGGCTTGTCTTGCATCGTAACTTTTATTCCGCTAGGGTAAAAAATATTCCCCCACCCTATGGTCGCTACTTTGGCACTACATAAATAAGGAACTAAAGACAATCCCTCGAAGCCTTGAATTAATTTGTAACCGCTGTCATCGAGTTTCATTTGGCTAGTTTTTTTTGTGCATCAAAATCTTTTTTCAATTTATCGTACAAGCCTTTCAAACTTTCGTGATCTTTTTGTAATGCTATGTATTTTGAAGATAAATCTCTATGTTTTTCTGTATCGTTAAGGTAAGAGATTTGCATTTCATTAAATTGCTTCTGCATCGTCTTATAATTGTCCTTTACTTCTGTAAGTTCAGTCATAACCTCGCTCATTCTTAATTTATAATCTTCGAGAAATTTATTATAAACTTCTTGCATTGCTGACACCGCATCGGCATTACCTTTTTTAATATCAGTTTCGCCTTTTTTTATTTCCTGCGCTTTGGCTTGTTTACCTCCAAATACCCAAGCTATCGGAGTGCTTATTGCTCCTACTATCAACATCCAATTATTAACAATCCATTCCATAAACTACAAAAAATAAAAAAAAGTTATTACTATGCCACAAAGTAAGAAAAATAAACCGACAATAAAGTCCTTATTGCTCTCAAACATTTCTAGTTCTCCAATTATGCGCCCTTTCTTTTGCCACGCTTCAAACAACCAAAGGCAAATGCCTCCTAAAAATGTAGGTATAAATATCTTAAACGCTATTTCTGTTGATACATAAGTGTCGCTTATTGTGTCTTTTAGTAGCCAAAACATAAAGCACCCTGCAATTAAAGCGATTGGTGCGTGTAAATGCCAACGATTAACTAATATTCTATTCCAACTTTTAACATCGCTTAGGATTGATTTAATTAAGTCTTTCATATTAGGTGTTTAAAAGTGTTTGTAATATATCTGTCTTTTCAATTTCGCTCATTGTTTCAACTTGCTTCGTAAGTAAATCAATTACAATATTATCTACATTTGCGCTCTCATTAACTGCTATTTCATAGTCAGTATCGATTAACTCTCCATCGTTCTGCAAATACGCTAAATATGCGTTATATTGCGTTGTTCCCTCTTGCATTATTACAAGGTTGTTATCAGCATCAAAGATTTGGTATTTTGAATTTTTATAGTACATAATTATTGATTTTTTACGTTCCCTATTGCGCCACCATCTAAATAACTTGCAACAGCAGCAGTAGCGTTATTTGAAATCCAAGTTAATAATTGAATAGTTCCAGTTGCATAATTAGGAATATTTGTATTTAATGTGTTTGTAGTTGATATACTTGCTCCAGTTGATACTGTTACCCGTTCAACTGTTACAATATAACTTGTAGTTGTTTGCTCAATTGTAATGTAGTAATTGTATTGCGAATCTGTGCAGGGATAACTACTTCCTAAATCTATTGTTGTGGCTGTTCCACTTGCGTCATTGTGAACAACGTGCATATTAGTTGAACTAGATAATTGACAAACTCCTACAACATCCGTTAATGTTGATGGTTCAACGTTAGTAGGTGGGCTAAATTGATTTCCTTTACTTATTCCGCAAAAGAAACGCTGTCCTGACACGTTAGAGTTAAATTGTATTTTTCTAGTAAATACAACTTCTAAACCTGTTAATATCATACCATCATTTTTTCTCATAAATGCTATTGTTCCTGCTGATGCAGTTGAAGAAAAAGGAATTAACCCTCTTAATAATGTTCCACTATTACTTAAAGCAAATGTATTTCCCCCTAACCTTTCAGAATAACCATAACCAGCAGCTACTCCTGTTGAAATACTATTAGGAACAAACCAAAAATAATTATCTCTCATTATAGCTTTTTGAATCGAATCAAAAATTAATGTAGATGTATTTTGTTTATTGTTAAATGTTGTCCAATCTGTTGAACTCAATGCTCCTCTATTTGCAGCAGACGCTGTTGGCAAATTAAACGTGTGAGTTGCTGTGGTAGAATTAATAGCAAAATCAGTTCCTGTTGTTCCTACTGCTAAATTCTGTACTTGCGCTGTAAGTCCATTTAATGCAGTAAGTCCAGTTGAGAAAGTTGTTATTACTTGACAAAGATGATTATCTTCTGTGTGAAGTGTAATAGTTCTTCCACTATGTGTAACATAAATCCTTACTGCTAGTCTATCAGTTGCTAATAATGTAGTTTGTGGAACTGCTAAAGCACTAACGTA